GATGTTATAAATCCGCCAGACCCGCCATTATACCAAACTACGTACTGCTTTTTTTCTTTAAATGACTCAATCAATTTGCAATTCCTATGCACCACTTTATATTAGGTAAAAGTGTAAACCCAGTGTTTGGAAATATTTTATTTTTTAAAATATCTTATTATTAACCATTGGTGCATTGCACCAAAATTATTATCTACTGTTAACCAATTATATAACGGGGTGTCGAAAGTCATTTCAAACCAGCCATCTTTAGAATTTACATAATTAGCATAATCTCCTCTTTGTACATGATATGCACGATTATCAATATATTCTATTTCACACAGTTTATTATTTGGTTCTAAAAAATCAGTTATATAACTTGAATGCAATATAGGGTTATACACTGCACTATTTTTTGAGAAATGTTCTAAAATTACATCGTTTATTCGAACTGACCTTAGTTGGAATCCAAAATCACCGCAGGTTTTTTTAGAATCGTCAATATTGAGTGCCTGCACTCTGATAGTATGTTGAGAGGCAACATGGTCGGCGATAGTACTGTTGATAGTAACCCATTGCATCGTAGCAGCTAAATCGTCTACTGTTCCTGCTTGATCTAAATACAGTTTGTCTATTACGGAATTTTCATCTATAAGTATTTGTACACAAGGAGTGTCATTATTTGTTCTACTTACACAAAACCCAAATTTAAATGTTAAATATTCCATTGCCGTTTACAGTATTCACGAAGCTTTAAAGGAGCTACATTAAGATAATGATCAACTAATTTTTTTATTGCTTTTTTAGATTCTTCTAATATTTTTTGATTTAAAACACGCTCTAAATTTTGAATATAAGTTTGATCCCAAATTGATCGAGTTTCGAAACATTTTAACGTAGGATAATCAATTAAGGCATTATTAATATCAAAGGATATATCTCTTGATTGTTTAGTTTGTTGTGCAATTCGTCGATATTCTTCGGGAGCATAAACAAATATATTTTTATCTGATTCAAATAATATGTCTGTTTGGGCCTTAAAATAATTAATATCTGCTGTTCCGTATTTTTCTATTTCTTTGCTATACCCTTGATAGTCTTCATCAGTTGCATGGCCTTTTTCATATACATGATTAACTAAAAAATATTTAGATCGGCAGTAAAATAACTCATACACACTCGATATATCATCAGTTACAACTTTATTTAAAATTTTTCTAGCATAATCCTCAATATCAACTGTATAATAAGTACTTGGATCAAATCCATTACACATTAGTCCAACATTTGGTGGAACCTGCTCATAGCGTTGCCAATTTGACTGATCATTTTTCAATGCATTGGGAAAGTTTTCAAAAGCATTGGGTAATTTAGAAGGATCTAAGCATAACTGTATCAGCCAAGATGTTATAAATCCGCCAGACCCGCCATTATACCAAACTACGTACTGCTTTTTTTCTTTAAATGACTCAATCAATTTGCAATTCCTATGCACCACTTTATATTAGGTAAAAGTGTAAACCCAGTGTTCTGGAGCGGGATAAGGGAATCGAACCCTCGACTTTAGTTTGGAAAACTAAGGTAATACCATTTTACGAATCCCGCATAAAACTTTTGGTGGGCAAGGAGAGACTCGAACTCTCACGCCTTTCGGCACTGGCTTCTAAGACCAGGGTGTCTGCCAATTCCACCACTTGCCCTACATAAAACTTGGTGCCCCCTGAGTGAATCGAACACTCTCTATCTTACGAAGACGGATTACAAATCCGTTGCCATCCCATTCGGCGCAAAGGGGCTTTTAGAACTTGGTACAGCTACGGGGAATCGAACCCCGCTTGCCGGGATGAAAACCCGATGTCCTAACCGATAGACGATAGCTGCATAAAACTTTTACTTACGTGATTCTACTACTGCGATTCTATCACGAATCTTTGCTTGTTCTTTTTTCTTACTGGTCTTTTCTAACAGTGTGGTCAACTGTGTTAGGTTCAATGGACCTAAACGTGGCTTGCCACTTTTGTACTGCATTGGATTTGCTTTTTTCACTGCCATGCTACTCTCCTATATTGGTTGCGGAGGACGGATTCGAACCGCCGATCTCTAGGTTATGAGCCTAGCGGGTTGCCACTTCCCTACCCCGCGATATAAGTTCTGCGGCCAAATACAGGCCTGTTATCATGTGCAGAATCATGATTGATTTCAACGGTGGAGTTTCACCACAGGCATCAACTACCCCACGGACGGTTTGCTGTACTCTCCTAACCTCGAATATATACAGTTACAGCTTTCTTCCATTTACTTATTTGTTACTATCTATATAGTGTAGCAGTTTTGATATGTGCTGTCAACCACTATTTAAACTTGGCGACTCGACGGAGAATCGAACTCCGATGATGGGATAGACAATCCCACGTAATAACCATTATACGATCGAGCCAAAAACCCCTAAGACGACCCTGCGGTATTCTACGTATAGAGGCCATAATAAACTATGGGTTGACTAACCGGGTTCGAACCGGTGATGGAGGAATCACAATCCTTAGTGTTGCCACTACACTATAGTCAACATTGGTAGGACGGGTGGGCTACGATCCCACCACCTCGACGTTAAAAGCATCTTGCTCTTCCAAATGAGCTACCGTCCCAAACTTGGTGGGTGATCTAGGAGTCGAACCTAGTTTCCAGAGGACACAGATTTACAGTCTGCTGCAGTCGCCAATGCTGCTCATCACCCGTTAAATTGGTCTCTCGTGTAGGATTCGAACCTACGTTCTTCTTGCTCCCAAAGCAAGTGCCATACCAGACTAGGCGAACGAGAGTTAAACGCACTCTTGCGAATGCGTATAATAAAGCACACTAATTACTCGCCTAAGACATCGTCCACTTTTACTCTGGGTGGGACCTAGTTGCCGACTAATGTACTTTATTATAACAAGTATTTTCTGTTCACATAAGAACATGCCATCCACTTGTCCGCCCGTTCAACATACAATCTTTATAGTGCCTTGTCATGGACCTCGTTTCCGAGACACTTACTGCTAAAAACAAAAAACCCTAGTAACATTTCTGTTCTAGGGTTTTTAATTAAAATTCATTTTATATTATATATAAACTCTAATTAAGATCCCCACAGATACTATTCGGTGTGCGATCATTGCCTGATGTCTCAATCGCTGACCAATAAGACATCGTGGCAAGTGCGCACACTTGTTTCGATATTGTAAATTGATGTAGCTGGTTAAACATTTTGCTTTCGCATTCCTTAATTAATTTCTTACTATACAACTATTATATATTCAAATAGAACAGTTGTCAACCTCTTTGTTAATTTATTTATACTTTTATTTATATTTCTGTTTGATTATCTGTTGTTATTTCTGGTTCTTTTGCTTTCTTTTTAGGTGCACCCCAGAAATTAGTAGTTGCTGTTTCACTTTGTACACCTCTGGCTATCTGTTTAATCTCTCCGCCATTGGTCAAAAACTCCTGCATTGCTTGTTGATATTCTTCTGTAGTCATTCTATTCCTTTACTTAATTGCTAACTAAAATACTATTATAACACCGTCTAGGATCGTTGTCAACTGTTTATGATAATAACCATGTCATGGCACTAGTCCATTTTGGTGCTGGATCTTTGTGTTCAAATGATACTGTGCCACCTACTTTAGCTGGCCACTGACACGAAGTTATAAACGCATCACCTTTAGGTTTTGTTTTAACTACAACAAAATTCCACCCAAACACTTCAATCATTCGTTGGCTAAATTGTGGAATAGCACGTTTTGAACGAATAGCATCATGCACTGCCGATTTAACTATATAACGAACATAATAAAACAACGGAGCATTCCATGGGTTTTTAGAATTAGTATCTTGTGCTTGTATATAACTAAACAATGGTTGATATTCTGCTGGTATTTCTTCTAATGTAGTCGGAACACCTTTGTTTTTATTTTTCCACACAGTTGAGATATATTCAAAAAACGCATCGTTGAATGGCATGAATTTTTCTAACTGCCCCAGTGACCCCGGATAGTTTGTGTGTATCCAGTTTGCGGCTGCAAAAGGTTGGAACATTGGTGCTGTTGATTGTAGTAATTTAACAAACTTTATAGCATCATCGTCTGTCTGTAGCATGTGGGCCGGAATCTTTAGTTCATTGATACTACTTGGACTACCTGATTTTCCTCCCTTGCTACTTAAGAAAATAGTATTTCCTGTGTTAGAATTTTGTAATGCAAAACTATCTGCCAATGGACTTGATGTAGACCCAGGGAAAAATAACATAAATTCGTTTAACTTTGCACCCAAGTGCGTATAAAATGCTTCTATATCTGGGAATTCTGCTACTCCATTTATTATTGCTAGCACTCCAAGATATTCAAAAGCATCATTCTGTATTGCTCCAAATTCTTGTTTAGATAGATCTTCTGTTACAGTTGGTATCTGGCCGTCCATAATTTGTTTAGCCATTTGTTTAACTACCGCGCCGGCCGCGCCTTGTTGATCTAGCACTGTACTTGATATAATTCGTTGACCTAATTCGCTTGCAGGAAATGCGCCCATTTTAACAGCCAATTCAGGAGTTACTTCTTCTCCTTTTTTTATTTTTTGGGCATCCCAGATCTGACTAGGCTTAAGTGAAATATCTGCTGTGCCTCTACTTTTTGTGCCGCGCCAAGCAGAATCATTGTAATATAAATTACTCATAGGCATAATACCTAGATTAGTTTTAATATTCAATGAACGTTGAGAATTCCCCGGAGCAAAGAATTGTTGAATTGCTGGAATATTAGCAACATCAACTGTAACAGGCCCCTGCTTACTATTAAACTCAAATCCTGATGTAATTAACTCAATGAATTTGCCAACCCTGTCTTCATTTTCTTTACCAGGTCCGGTTAGTTTGCTTCTTGTAATCTCTGTGTATTCTGTTATAAAATCTTTTGCTCGCATTAATAATACCTTATGTTTATAGTATATTTATTCTTTGCGTTCGATGTCATCTTCAACACACTGATCACCGTATTGTATTTCGATTATACGACAGGGTTTATTGTATGGGTTAGCCAGTTGATGCCATTGTTCTTCTGGTATTCGATGTGTTGAATGTTTAAGTAAAGTTGGAGTTTGCAGAGCAGTTGGATACACACGACTATATTCGCCGACTGTTGCTTCACCGTCTGCAATGAACCATAATTCAGCTCTGTTATAATGTTTCTGCATACTTAGCTGTTTACCCGGATCGACGGTTAATTCTTTTACTTTTAGCCCCGGAACGTCATGTAATACGCGATAATAACCCCAACTTCGGATGGTTTTAGGTGCTTTCCACTCCTCTAATATCCAACTGCTACTGTTGAGCTTATTTTCTCCGCCGACTCCAAATGCGAACTCTACATCTGCACACTTCATCTCGGGTATATTATTTTGAGTACGATCACCACCGTTGGCAAATACAATTTGGCTGTTAGGGTACAGCATCTTGACATTGTTGATTGCTTCTATAGCTGTGCCGTCATTGTCGTTGAACAATATACAATGATCTACCATTTTTAAATTTTCTATAATAGCCACACGTTCGGCACAGGGCATAAACGCACGACCTTTCTTGCGTTCTAACCACGCATCGCTGTTTATGCCAACTACTAACATATCACCTAAGGCCTTAGCGGCTTTGAAGTAGGCTATGTGCCCGCTGTGTAGGGGATCAAATCCTCCTGTTACTAATACTACACGATTAATCATATTTTTTCTTTGGTGGGCGAATACTTTTAACAGGTTTGAGTAGTTTGGTACTTTTAACCACTGCCGGCGCTTGCTCTAATTTACTATTACCAGTTTCTATAGTCTTGTTAAATATCCCCTTTACTACCGGCTCACCTGCGGCTTTGGGTATTTCAGTAAGTTCGCTTACGTAGTCAACAAAATAGTTTTCTCTATCTAACCAAGGCATCACAATGTCTTCTTGGCGTAAATATCCAAATTTGTTAATACTGTTTTCTATACTTGAATGCAATAATCCTGTGCCAACTAAGTCCGACCAGCTGGTATTAGCAGGGTCTTTAGGAGCCTGCTCTGATTTGTAAACAGCTATGTGAATCCAAGGATCGTTGAACTGTTTGAGCAGATAAGCATCCTTGCAGTCAAATCCATTTACAGCCAGCATATAAATTAAGTTAGTCGGAGTGAAATGATAAAAGCATCCGCTGTGTGTTCTACTATAGTACTTGTTATATTCTACTCCGCTATGTTGTGGTATAGACAGCACCAGCATAGCATCGACATTCATCATTTCGTTCCATTGCTTTAGTGTTGCTAGAGGATTATGACTATACTGCAGACTATCATGACTAAACATTAGATCTACTTTAATTGGCAAACAAAGTTGATTAAAGTCTTTTTGAGATTTTTTGATATTAGGTAAAGACGCAACTTTAGCTAACTTAGTTGCATCTCGATCAACAGCAAAACAGTGATAATTGTAGGGTTTAGGTGGGTCGTCACGAGTTTCTAAAGTAGCCCACCATAGTATATCTTCGCCTGTACCGCAGCCCATGTCAGCAATGACTTTTAAGCTGTCTAAGAAACTATCGTATTCTCGTAGTTGATTTAGTATTTTAAGACTGTGTCTGATTGTCATTTTTCAATACCCTAAAAACAAAATCTTTAATAAATGTAGTGTAGGCTTCTGTAAATTTGATTGTGTACTCTTGTTCAGATTTGATATCGTTAATCAATCTTGCATAGCGTAACTCTTGAGAATAGTGCATTAGCTGGCTTTTTCGACGCATGTAATCTAGTATGTCGATGTCGTCAGTAGGACTGATGTGAGAGCTAACATACTTAATCTGCTCCCACTCTTCGAGCATGTCGTTTACGTTAGTTAATACTTGCATCTTCCATTCCGGCCGTGCGTAAACGAGTCACGTGCCCTAACATAAAGTTCTTGCTTTCTAAGCCTTTCATAATGCCTAACCACTTATTACGTAGTAGTGCAACTTCATTGATAATAGTTTCCATATCAATAACTTCGTCTTCACCATCTACGTACTTTTCAGCGTCGCGTGATGTTAGCGCACGTGCATAGCCTTCTAGGTATTTTTTAAAGTGTTCCTTACGGATTTTTCTTAGTCGAATATTCAAGAGGTTAAGCACCGCTTCAATCTCTTGTAGCTGATTGAAACGTTGCTCTGTAATACCCGGAAGTGCGGCTAGATTCTTTTCAATATTACCATACACCCCAACTTCGCGTTTGGCCTGATCTAATTCGTTAGAATAGTAGTCAATAAAGTCAGGAAGTTTAGCAATATCTTGAACTACTCGATTATACCACATTAATAGTCGTCACTTCCGTCGTCGTCTTCGTATTCGGCATCATCCTCGTCATTCAGATATTCTTTAACTGCTCTACCTAAATAACTATCCGTCCCGGCAAACTTTTTTAGATCAGCTTCGGTGATATTATGATCAGCAACTACACTAATCACGTGGTCAGCTGCTGCTTGCTTGTCTTTGGGATTGATGTACTCTTTACAAGTTAACCAAATTTCACCTAAGATATCAATTTCTAAACTCATTCTTCATTTCCTTCAAGTTGTGCTGTATTTTCGCTCAAATCTTCATCTGAGGCTTCAGCAACTTCAGTACTTAGCAAAGGATTAACGTTTGATGAAATTTCTGCCATAACTTTGTCTAAACAACCATCTTCGTTACGTTCCCAAGCCTTGCGGAATTTCTTGATAACTGTGCCGTCAACGAACTTGTAGACCAAACTGTTGCCTTCTTTGCTTAACATAGCTTTGGCTTCTAACATATCTACCATACCCGAATAGGGACTCATACCAGTTTCATACGGAATCTCTACTTGTACTGACTCAAACGGTTTAGCATAGCGTGTTTTCATAATCTTACATGCGGCACGGATACCATTAACAGTTGTGGTCTTATTACCGTCAGCATCTGTTTTAAGTTTGAGTTTGCGCATAGCTACTACAATACTCGATGCGTAGATAAAGCCTTGACCGCCACTGATTTTATCATCTGGGTCAAACATATCCTGGCTAGCGTATGTATGATTGGTTGCCACCAGACCTAAGTTTAATGTACCGAACATGTTTACACAGTTACGAACAAGTGCTGTAAGTGCTTTAGGTTTACGACCCATATCACCTTTCATTTCGCCTGCTTCAAACTGGTTAACATCTGTTGGAGTTAACATCATACCCAAACTGTCTAAAACAAACAATACTTTAGGACGGTCTTCTTCTGGTAGTGTGCGATACTCTTTAACAAAGTCACTGATAACTTTAGCCACATCATCGATCATAGCCATATTAAGTTTAAGCAGTTTGCTTTCGTCTGTATCTACACCTAGTGCGTGCAACCATGCTTCGTCAAGTGCGTTTTCTGTATCAATTAAGATTACATAGATGCCTTGCTGTTGTGCGTGTCTTACAATATTACCACTACAGATAAATGATTTACCTGCGCCCGATTCACCAGCAAACACAGTTACCTTGCCCATCGGAATACCTTTGTTAAAGTCTCCGCTTAATAGGTAGTTTAATGTGTAGTTGCCTGTACTAATCCAATCAGTTGGATCGTTAAAGCCAATACCTAAGCCTTCGATGCTTTTGGTAATTGACTTTCTAAATTTACTAATGTCGAATGGTTTTGCCATGAGAATGTCCTTTTAATTGAAATAGGGGGCATCACGCCCCCTTACGCATTATCTACTTAAGATGTTTTTTGACGATTGCGAATCATTGCAAGGATGTCTTCTGCACGTTGTCCGCCAGCTGCAGGAGTAGCAATTGGTGCAGTAGGTGCACTAACAGCCACTTCATCTGCTTCAAACGGTACATCAACCACAGTTTCTACTACAGCAGCAACAGGTGCTGTTACAGCAGCAGTTTGTGCTACAGCAGGTGTTGCTGTAGTTGATGCAGTACCGGCTGGTGCGCCAACACCACGTGGGCGGTAGTAGCTACCAAAACGTTCTGTGTCATATGGCTGCCCATCAACACTTGCTTCAAACATTTCTTTAATGATAGCTAACTCTTGTGCGCTTGGTTTCTTAGGTAAGAAGTCACTTAAATTGTATAAACCATGTTTTTCAATGGCTTCGGCTTCATCTTGTGTTAGGGCACTTTCTTTACGTGACCATTTTGAAGTCGAATAGTCAGCATAGCCACCTTTTGATGTTTTGCTCACTGTAAAGTCTAAGCCACCAACATAGTCTGTTGGCAAGTTTTCTAACTCTGGGTCCATCAATGCTGATTTAACCAAGTTAAAGATCTGTGGACTGATGATGAAACGGCGGATTGGATTAGCTGGAGTTTGGTCATCAGCTAAAGGATTATCACGTACAAAGCCTTGGAACAAGTATGATTTCTTTTTCCAATACTTACGACCCATTTCTTCTAAACTTGCGTCTTTGAACCATGTACGTACTTCTGCAAGTACCGGACACGCATCACCATACATTTCCACGCATGGTACTTGTACTGTTACTGGTTTACTATCTGTCTGCCCTTTAATGCCTGCAAAAGTCAGGTTAATCATTAAACGTTCAGCCCAGAAAAATGTGTTTTTTGCGTCTGCATCTGGAAGGAATCTGATACGAGCATTTTGCCCTTCTGCAATATTCCAATGTGCGTAGATTGCGTTGTCACCACCGCCTTGTGAATTACCACCTGTACCACGTGACTCTTGCGCTTGTAGTTTTGCGCGAATTTCTGCTAATGATGTTGCCATAATGTGTATTTCCTTTTTAATTTAAGTTGGTCTTTAATATGCCTAAAACGTATAAGCATCTATATACTATACGTTATATATATTTATCTCGCAAGAGATATTTTTAATTATTTTTACCAAAGTGGCTAGTTATTTGGTCTGTAAGTTTTTGGTATCCTTGTATATTAGGATGCACTTCCTTCCAATTGCTGTAGATCAATTCTAGTTTATCTGCGTTTGCAATAGCCATTGGTTTCAGCTCACTGCGAAAATTGCGCATAAAACTAGGAGTGTTATCGAGTTGACTATACCATTCTGGATCACTTAAGTAGACATCTTCTTTAAGTTCTGGTATTAACAATTTAGTTGCGCTGTGTACTACAGGTACTAAATTATTGTATTGAGTTATGCTAGGATGTAATTGACTCCAACAACCTAACATTAATACTTTGAGATTATGTTGCTGTGCTATTAGATTTAATTTTGTGTAGAACTTAGCAAAATATTGATCAATTATTGATTGTATACTGCTATAGACTAATAAAGATTCAACAAACGATTCCTCTAATGCTTTCCAAGTTAATCTTGTGTCTGTATCATCTTTTGGTACGTAAAGATATCTCTCTCTAAATATATCTGTTTGTAGAAATACAATATAATCTATATTGGCCCACGGTATATCTTTTATTTCATCGAAATGTGAGTGGCCAAATAAACAACGTCCAGTATCTCCCCATTGGTTTTCCATACGATCTAGCATGAGCCAGTTACTACCACCAGCTTTGCTGATATTAATAACTGTATGTCCTTGCGATTCTAATATAGTATTGATGCCCTGTCCTATAGGCCCGTAAGCACTGCCTACTCCTTCAAAGACCCCTATGCCCCAACTATCACCTGCTAGTAGTATTGTGCTCATGTTAGTAATTTTAAAAAATGTTGTCTATTATATGCTAATATTGGTAACATCTCTTGATGCATATTATTTAATTCCTGCATACTCATAGCCGCTAGTCTATCAATTTCTTGTTTAATTGCTTCAAAACGTAGATAGGTATTTGTTATTTGATCATAACTTTCGTCAATCCACGGGCTAAATGTTTTAAACCCTAACTCATGCAAGTGTGCTAAACTGCCTGCGCCACACATCATTAAGAATGGTTTTCCTATGTATAGATTTTTTACAGTTTTTTCAGTTATCCAAGTAGTGCTTATACAATCAGTTTCTACTATAATTTCTATAAAATAATCGTTATATGGTTTACGTCCTGCGCCAACTATCATATTATGGTCGTAGACTCGCATAGGAAATAGTTGATCATATATGATAGGAGTATTTGCATTGGCCCACTCGATGTCATCTTTGAAATATTCGATAAAAGACAAGTTGTGCAACATGCCGTGTTCTTGATAGGAAATAAAACTATCATCTTGATATTTTTCATATAACAGCCGGGCAATCTGCAGTCTATAGAATGTTCCTCGATTGAACCACCCCGCAAACTTTTTAGTAAAGGAACCTGTATACAATGGAATATCGTTAATTGTTGGGTATAATACTCTTACCCACATATCAATACTGTCTTCTTTAACCAACGTAACGTTGGAAATATCTAGATTGTCACGACAAAAGACAAGAGCGGTTTCTGCTGTAAGATTTTGCTGTTTAACATAATGTTTGACAATTTCTATTCCGCCAGATAAGATTGGGTTAGCCCCATCCTCAAACATAAAAATAAATCGCAGATTTTTATCAGCCGCATGCTTGTCAATTTGATATATTAATTGATCTGTGCCCATCAACGCATAATTGCGATCAAAAAAATTATTAAAGTTTATAGCCAATACATCTTCAAATACTAACACAGGCTTTTGACGTTCATCCCATGGCCTATTTAAATATACGTGCCAGAAAAAATGTTCTATATTATTCATACGTTTATTTATTAGCAAACAAAAAAGGTACTAAAAAGTACCTTTTCTTAATTGATTTATTATTGTTATTTTACTTGAGTCCTGCTATTCTGCGCATCTGTGCAATTTCTTCGTTAAATTGTTTGTTATAGTTTACTAAATCGTCTTCACTGTCGCCTCGGGCCATTGCTTTCATTTGACCAGGCATCATTTTAAGTTTATCTAATGGGCTTAGTTCTTTTGCGCCCATACGTTTTAGTTTTTCATCTTTGTTTACGTGATCTTCATATCCTTCTGCTAATGCCGCTTTCATTTCTTCTTTAGATTTGCCATATTTTGCCTGAAATTCTTCGTCTGACAGTTCCGTAAGGTCCATGTCAACTTCTTTCATTTTGCCTTCGTCAAGTTCAGCGTTAGCCAACTCTTCAGACTTACGGCGAGCAACGTCACTTGAGTGTGTTACTTTGCCGCGCGGATCTTTACCTTGTGCGGGCTGCCAATCACTTTCGTGTTCCCAACCAGTTAGTTTACCTGTTTTAGGATCATACTTTATTGTATCTTTTACTTCGTTCATTTCTGGATATTCTACACCTACTTCACGGTATACTTCACGGACCATAATACTAACATCGCTCGAGCCCAATTCTTCTACTGGTGCGTGGAAACTTGCTACATCACGGGCAGCATTCATAACACCATCTGGACCTGCTTTCATTAATAGTTCTTGATGTTGCCCAATGTTTTGTGTAATTCTACGGATAATTGCTGTTTGAATGGACTCAACTTGATCTTCATCATACTCGCCCTCACTCATACCACGATTAAACTGATCTGGATTATCACGATCTTGATCAAACTCCATGTCGCTACCGTATTCTTGATCAGGCTCGTCAAGGTCACGATCAAATTCCATTTCATCGTCGCCTTCAGCCACAGCTGATTCGTATTGATCAGCAGTATCTTCATCACTGATTTCAGCCGTAAGTTTTTGATAAACTTCTGGCATGTTTTCTTCTAACCAAGCCATGATTACATCACGTGCGTCAGCTTCCGGATCTTCTTCTGCTAACTGCTCTAACTGATCAAACAATACATCGTCACCTAATAGATTATACAATGCACTAGTGGCATTTTGTGCGTCGACTCCAAGAGCAAGAGGCTCACTTAATAAGTCAATTAAGTCAGCTACTTCTTTTTCACCTTGTGGTTTGTTCCAGGTTCCTTCGGCTACGTTATTAGCCCAAGATTCAAATTGTTGTGCGAATTTATTAGATTTTTTCATTTCATAGGCCTTGTGTACAATTGGTAGCGCATCTTCCATGCGCTCGTTATAGCTGCGTTTAACAAAACGCTCACGTAGACTGTCTACATCAAAATCATCTAATAATGTTTCGTCTGCGTGGAAACTTTCTTTACAAGCGGCATAACCTTTGCGTCCGCCTATACGTTTTAGTGTGTTGTTTAATAGGCCGTGATATTCAAATGCTGCTTCTACCATAGCCTGTGTTTCTTGATCTTCGAATGTTCTGCTACGCATACTTGATTTGAATGGACGTAGTTTACCACATTCTTCTGCAATACGTGTAATATGCTGACCAAAGTCATCCATTAAGGCGCCACCTTCGCTTACATGGCATGCCATAGCACGTGCATAGCGTAGGTTATTATGCGGAAGTTTAAAACGTTCACCTTCTGCTGTTTCAACATAGATAGCACGAATTTTACGACTACGATCACCACGTAGTTCCGGATTAACTTGTCCTGAATGACGTACTATTAGTTTAACAGGTCCGCATTCTTGGTAACTGCTGCGACTAGTACCGTGCATACGGCTTTCGCCAATAACTTCATTTTTGGTATATGTGCTATCAGCTTTACTAACCTGCTGAACATCACGATGCTTAAGCGTACTGCGAGTAATATCACGTGGTTCAAAACTTAATAAGTTTCTTTTAGCAAACTCACGTAGTTCACGCAGGAATGCATACCATTTTTTGCGATCATCACCTTCTAATTTAGAACTAATATTTTTACTAAAATATACTTTTAGACTTGTTTCGTCTATTAGACTTAAGGTGATGTTGCCGTGATTTTGTTCATCGACTACATAGTCAAAATTGAAAAAACGTGCGTTTTCTGGGTTCTGTGTAGCCTTGGCATTTTCATCACCTAGACTAACGTCCTCAAATCTATCACGGATTTTTTCAAATAGACTTTCTGCTATTTTATTAACTTCTCTCATAGTATTATTTATCTACATAATGTAGAAAGGCATAGGCTCGATTACATCTTCGAGGCTATCTTTCATATTAAAATCAATTTGACTGTCGAAACTCTGCAGTAACATAGCCATACGTACCACTAATACCAAGGCCATGACCAAATCATCTGTTTCACCTGGCTTGGCCGCAAAACTAGGTCCGTGTGCTACAAAAGTTTTTAGTTCGGATATAAGCGGTTTACTTACAATAGACATGCGCTTACTTTCAATTAAATTCTTTAGTTTAGCACATGCTGAAATTTTAGTTGAACTTGTGGTGTTAAATCCTCTGCGATATCTACGGGTAGCACCTGCACGTTTGGGTTCACTTAGGAAAATACCTTTAATATTCTCTTCCCCAATTTCACTGATACTAATAAGCGCAGCCTCGCCTAGGGTATTGTTTTCAACTGAGTAATAGATATTATTTTGGTTTACTGTGTCATTTAAATAACGAATAATTTCTGTTAAAATGCCTACCTGTTGCTGAACTGGTGTTTTATTATGCTGCCATTCACCTATTTGTTTGAACGTAGGCAATTCGAAGATCTGTATTGCAGCAGGATCACCACCAGTACCTAGACTAGGATCCAGAGCCACTACATAAGTGTATTGAGGATCAGGTCGTTTATACCACCGTACCTGTCCTTGCCGTTCCATAGGGTCAATTCCGGCCATTTCAACTAAATGACCAGGATTAATTAAAGTCTCATCCCAGATGATAAATTCACAATTTGATACCAATACGTTATTAGCATAAAATCGTCTATTGTGTGCTACATTAAGTAAATCGTAAACTTCTTCTTCTTCACCTATAGTAATTTCAGCAATACTTCGTAATCCAGCCCGTGTTAATATAATATCGCCGGCTACCAATTCACTAACTGGTACAGCAAAATCTTCTTTAACATAAATCTTATGGTCAGGAGTACACGCTATTTTAAAGTTATCAATTGTGATTATTATGGTTTCACGTCGGCCTTTTATTAAAAGACCATCGAAATCGCTATACCCTGTATCAGTTAATACTTGTAAGCCTATATTATTTTTTACTAATTCTGCCATGCACATATCCTTCGGGACATTCATTTGCTAATATTTGTTTAGTACCATTATTGTACCATTTTCTGCCAGTAGTTGTTCCTTTACTACCTTTTTTAGCATCACTTATCTTCTTAGCCCTAGCGGGATCTTTAAGATAATCATAATGCCCTTCTTTACTTCTTGACGCTGAGTGAATAGCTCGTTCTTCGTCGGACCACTTAGTTCCTTTCTTACGACCGCCTATACCCGGTCGTTTAACTCCTCTATTAGGAGCAGGTTTTCCGTACATAGGATTATTTTCTCCGGTCATTTTTTCAATAAGCATTAAATAATGAGCATTTGTTAATTTAGCCAATCCATGCCACGCTACTTTATCTTGCCATCGTCTGTACTGCTCGTATAGCAACCTGTGTGCTTCTGCATGATCTTCTATTGTTAACTCTATTAGATTAGTACTATCGTCTGTGCCACTAGCATGTTTAGGAATAATATGATGTTTGTGTGTAATTTCTTTCATACTATTATTTATCCAACATTACAAACTAACTAGAACTATGTGTTACGCAATATTTCCTCAAGTTCAACTATTGATACTGTAGCTAGTTCACCAGTTGGATATTTAATTTGTATTGTTGAATCACCTGTTATACAATCCATTTCACGTCGGAAGCGTTCATCACCTAGCTGTGCCCGTTGCTGTGCAGCCCAGGCATCATCTCGATCTGGGTGTTCGTTCCAATAGCTTCTAAAGGCTTTAAATCCATTTATGCCTATTTCTGTTTCGTTGCCATATTCATCCAAGCATTTGTTAGCGCCTTTCCATAGGGTAGCAAACTGGTCTTCATCACTGTTAGGTGTTGAAGTAATAATACATTTACCACCAGTGGCTAGTGTGGGACTAATCGAAGTCCAAAATTCTCGTCCTATAGTAGGGCGTACAAATGCAAACTCATCTGCGTAAAGTAATGATATTGACATACCACGACCTGTGTTTTCTGTGGTTGTGGCTGAAACTATACGACTACCATTGTCAAAGTCAATACTGCCTTTGTTGTAGCTAGTGGCGCCAGCACGTATATGATCTGGTACACTTTCGTATGCATAGCGAATACGCTGCATGATTTCTTGCGAACCCGTGTATTTGTGCGCGGCGATCAGGATAGTACTATCAGGTACAAACATTGCATACCACAGTAAATAACCTGCGGCACTAGTTGACTTACCTGTTTGCCTGGGCATTAGACTTATGCTAAAACGATAGTTGTGGTAGCTGTGTATTAGTCGTTTTTGATATTCGAAAGGTGCATACAGCATACGTCCTCGAGTAGGATGCTGTATATAGAAGTAATTGCTCATAAAATATTCTGGACCTGTAATAGGATCCGAACATTTTACAAATTCTGCAATTTGTTCTTGTGTAAATGCTGTCGCTGTATGCGGCTTTTTTACTAGAACGTTTTCAGTTGGTTTTGCCATGTAAATACTTATCTAAAAACTTACTAGCAATATGTTCGTGTGATAATATACCATAATGTGCTAAATCTCTTGCCTTATCATAGTCAAATTCTGATGAATCTGACTCCAACGATACGCACGGAATTTGTTTTATATTACACAATGCCTGTAGTGATAACCTGTTTTTTTTAATATTATAATGAATATTTTTGTCACCAGATATCCAATACCTGTATATTAATTTCCTGTCACCACTGAACTCATTAGATGGCATAATAGTTATCGGACATTCATGTTCAAAAATTTCAAACCTACTAGAAGGGGGTTCTAATAGAAATACTCCCAACACATTAATATAATTTATATAAAAATCTAGTAACCGAAAGCATGTATCAAAACTAGAACCACCGACACCAAGATTTAAAACAGGTTGATTCAATTTATTTGCCAATTTAGATGGCCAACTTTGGTCTATATGTAATCCAACTCCTTCGGTGTGACTACACCCAATGGCTATATAAGATGGAGTATTGTCAAATTCTTTACACCGAAACCCGTGCGAATTGTATTTGTATTCTATTGAGTGTTCATCTGACCAACCTCGGTCAGTTAAATAATTCAGACTATCTGGTATTAGCATATTCTTTTGCCATAGTTCTTTAAAATCAGACCCGGACCAAAATAAAGTTTGGTTAGAATATCTAGAATTATTGTGTATGGGTTTTTCTAACATATTAATGTTTAAGTTAGAATGGACTTTCGCCCGTTAATTTAGGTAGTGAAAACCACAGCTTAAACCATTCCGGAGTACCAGGCTGGATGTTGTGCTCATGTTGATATTGTATTTTTTCGTTGGCAGTAATGCTAGGATTACTTCCTTCTAATCTAGTAGGACTATCGTAGCCTTTATATTCAGCTAGTTTACCTGCATTGCCGTTGACTCCTGCCAGATGTTTTAATTGATCTAGATCGTCTAAATTAGACACCGTATTTGTTCCTTTTGGGTTTGGCCACAGGGCTGACTTTGCCAACCGTATCTGATTCAACACTGCCTTTACCGCCATGTGTTTTACGTTTAAGACCAAATTTCTTACTAGCATGATCAATGATTTTTTGGTCTGCGTCACTATAGCCTATAGTAGTAAACTCACTGCCTACAGGGCCACGCTCAGGCATGTCAACATCGGGACTACCTGCCAACTCCATACCAAAGCGATATGCCAGGTATGGATTAGCATTATTATCTAATTTAGGATAACTTTGCATGTTGGGTAGAGAATTGCGTGTACCTTTACGCAACTTCTCTTTACCCTTAGCTTCGTTTACTACCTCGCTGATTTTCATACTATTTGATCAGACCTTTTAACATACCACTGTACTTTTTCCATAAACTGTCTTCAGCAGCTTCTTTAACTGCCATCGGATTATCGCCGCGATATGGTTTATCACTGTATGATTTTTTAGATTTGTGCATGTCGTTGCCACTCGGATATGCTGCGTCAACTGGTGCAATTTTTTCATCGGGTGTGTTTGAATATTCAATGTCACGTTCTTCTTCCATTGGCTCAATAACACCTTGTGCCAGTGCTGATTCTAAATCTTGTGGTAATTCAGTTACACCAACTGTACGTAATGCTGGTTGTGTATTAACTTCATCCATACCAGCTAATTTGCGGAACAAGTTAAGTGCATCTTCCTGTCCGTTAGCTGTGATGCTGACGTTGATATCTTCTTTAACTGTATAACGTTTACCGTCAACTTCAAACTCTTTAGCACCACTTGCTTTAGCAGCTTTTAATGCGCCTGAGAATTCATTGCCTTCTGCCATTTCTGCTTCTGGCAAACTGTTCATATCAAGATTAATTTCGGCTGGTGGGTTAGGTAGTAATTCATCTTCAGGACTAACACCGCATGCTGATAAGAACATATCACGTTTAAAACGTGGATTCTGTTGTTTAAAAATATCTGCATGATGATTAGCTAATTCTGCACGTTTAGTTGTGTCTGGAATATTGCTAATTAAGTCTGCTACCATACGGAAATCTTTACGAGTAGCAGCTTCATTGATTGAACTTTCATCTAACTCTTCTAAATTAGATCTTTCTAATCCAATTTCTTGTTGTGTATCCGCTTCTTGCATCGAAGCAGGTAGTCCAGCCAAACGAGCGATTTCGTCCAATTCTGTAGTAACAGGTTGGCTACTACTAGGTGACGGGATCTGTGCTTGTGTCATACTATCTGAATATTCATCTAATTCTTCCATGCCAGCTAAATGACTATTCATTGGTACACCGGATTCAGCAACTTCTTTACAGTAATGCCCATACGATGTTGCTACGTCACCTAAGAAATCTTCATCCATTAATAGAATGTTTCTAGCACGATTAGGTTGAATACCTTGTGCTACCATTTCTTTACGCACTGCATCGTAGAACTCATCGCCTGCTGTATCTAAATGTGGATTCTTTTCACATAATGATTTAGCAACTTTTTCGTAGAAGTAATCTGTTTCTTCCATAACACGACTTTCTTTAACCATAGCCGGTTTGGCTTTTTTCATGTCAGGAGCAGAATTTTTAATTTTGCCTGCGTCTTTGAATTCAGTAGCTTCTTCTAAACTACCAGCTTTTTTAGCTTTCCATGCTGTAGCATAAGCAATGCCTTTTTCTTTCTTAGACAAGTTGCCGTCTTTAGCATAACCTTTCTTAATATGTTTAACCATACGTTCAGCTTTAGCACCTGGAGGTGCTACTTCACCCACTACACCTTTACCATCATCACCGGGGCGTGCTACCCATTTTTTAGTAAAATTATCATTATATTTTGTAGCTGTAGCAACACCTATACGTCCTGCTTGTGTTTGCTGATTAGAAGCCGATGCTGCCCCTTGTATATCTGCTTTACGCATTGCCGCATCTTGCCCTGGTTGTTTATCGCCCCAAAAGCTACGTTTATTTTTTCTAACACCGGCCGCTTGTGCAGCTGCCGAATCTCGTTCAGCCTGGTCTTTAAAATTGCCGCCAGCGCGATGACTAGGGTCAATACGAACCAATTCATTTATACTGTCTTCTTCTAACTCGTCGTCTTTTTCTACAGCTTGGGCAGCACCACCGTAGGCTTTACCAGCAACTTTACGGATTGGTGTGTTAGTGTCATCTTTACTACCCATTGCACGCTCGTCTTCTTGACGATCTTTGATAGCCTGTAGACGTTTACGTTTAGCGATTGCATCGGCATTAGGTGCTTCTGGCTCATCGTATGATGCTTCATTCATAGTTGCTTCTTTCTTTTTCATTGCTGCAACATATTCTGCTATTGTACAGTCTGGGTGTTTAGCTTTGTATTTTTCGTAGTTAGCTTTGAACTTAGGATGTTTAGGATTATACAACTCGTAAGGGCCTTGTCCTTCTTTAATTTTTAATTTGCTTGTTAGGTCATTTGCGTCGCCACCGAACATATCGTTAAACGCACCTTTGGCATTGTTTTTATCTTTAACTGCTTTCTTAGGTGGTTGATTAAAAGATGAGGAGTGACGTACACCGTATTCATCGTAGTCGTCGCTACTAAAAGGTTCAGCTTTTTTTTCCTTAACAGCTTGCTTCATTGGCTCTTTCTTGTCGCCATCTTTATCTAAGTCTAAGAAGTCTGGTTTAGCGGCAGCTTCTTTAAAAGTTTGATATTTTGCTTCTAAACTTTTAACTGCTTCGGTGATACTACCACGTGCATCTACGCTTTCGTAGACTGTAGCTTCAGGTGCCGCTGTAGGTTTAGCTGATTCAGTTAATGAATTTAGCTTGCTTAAAATGTTATAAATGTTATTGTTGCTCATGTTACTTTCCTTTAATTGGGCTTGTTGTACCTACAGGTAGGTCATTGGATGTTTTGCTGTCTGCTTTTTCCGTTCCAGCTATTTCAAACTTAATTTTACTTAATTCTTTTAATAAGGTACCAGCTTCTACATAGTGTTTACTGGCTTCTTCATTTTTGATTTCTTCTAACGGCTTGTCCAATACAGCTTCGCCCTGCACATATTCACGCACATCGTTGCCTTCTAGATTCCATCGACGTTGTTCTTCTGGATGATTTGGTGAAACTACAACAATACAACATTGAGGAATGCCTACACGTTCACTGATAATAGCACATAATTGTGCTTCGTTGCACGGATATTTAAGTACAGCATCCATCAAATGTATTTCGACATTTGGCATATTAGGAAAGTCAATGTCAGCACTTTTAATTGGTAAACGTCTTGATTCTCCTAACTTGGTTAAACCATAAGAATCAAGCGCATTACGTAATTTTTCTAAACATTCGCTGATATCAACGTTTGCAAGTTTAATACGAAATTCGTATGTTTTGTCTACTTCTGTTAAATACTCTAAAAAATTCTTCATGCCTATAAATCCCGGATATAGTGTTATTTATGCTAATTTGTAACTTTTACTTGTTGATGTTTTTGCTTAAAATCTGCTTCAACAGTTCGTTGCGGTCAATGACTACACCTTGCCCATCTTCTGCATCAACAAGTTTATCGCCATCTGATTTTTTATTAGCCTGATCAATCTGTAGATCTAATCTTGCTTTTTTAAGCTGTAAGTCGACCATACGTAGTTTCTTGTCTAGTTTAGCCTGTTTGGCTGTAATGGCGTGTCCTAGTAACGTGCCTGCCGTAGCTAAGATGTGTCCACTAAAACGTGCTTCTACATTCATTCCCAAATCAATTAAATCTTGAAATTTTTCTTTGGCCAAATCACTTAATTCATCTAGCTCATTGTCACTGGTATCTAAATCGTTAACGTAAGGTAAGGCCGCATCAATCTTATCGATAGCAAGATCAGTTTCTTCTATCAACATACGATTTTCTTCAATAGTCGTTACTGCATCCTCGACTGAGGCATCTTCTGTAGGTGGTAAGTTAAATAGTTGGCTTAGTTTTTCTGTCATAGTTTATTATTTATTGTAATATTAAATAACTGATTTGTAATTTTATTAAATTTATCTACTTGTTGTTGCAATACTAATAAGTTTTTATCTGATATAATTGTATATTCTTTGTTTTTAGAAATATTAATTTTAGTATTATTAACTACTAATGGCGAATTAATCCCCAATACCGAGGTTATATTAGTAATGAATTTTGTATTATCTGCCTGTAGGTCATTATAATCATAGATATGAATTTTATTAGGGTCAACCAAAGTATACCAACGTTCGATTATGTCTCCGTAGCATACCAGTTTGTTTATAATCATCGTGGATATAAAATCATCCAATGATTGTTCACTATTAAACAAACTCTTATAAGAAACTGCTAAATCAATTGGATCTCTAACAATTAATATATAGTCTGTTACATACGCATCTACGGCTTTAGCTACATTACTATCCATGCTCCAATTATTAGTAGAAAAATCTAATACTCTATTATTACAGTAGTTATCTAAATTAACAGGATTAGTATATAAGGTATGCGGTTCTTTGACCAACTCTCCTGTTTCAATGTGTTTAAGATTATTATATAACCAGCTACTAGCACACCGTGGCATTCCTAAATAGGCTATCATTTAAAAAACATCCCCCTAATAGGTTTAGTTATATGATATACTATACTACCGTTAAAAAACAACACATTATTATATAAATCTTTACTAAGTTCCCACGTGACAGGCTTGTCTGCTAAATGATCCCTGTATGTCTGTTCGTAAATTGTTTTAGACCAGTGATTATTATCTCCAATGATCCAAAAATTATCTATTAGTATTTGTTCAACAATAACATAAGTAGTATGCACAAGATTAAAAGTTTGATATAAACTATTATCGTGCCTAGATATATTAATAACTGTTGAATCTGTGTCAATATCTATAACTGTTTGTTGAGCTGTTAATATATGTGAAGTTAAATTAATTTGAATTTCAACTTCCTCATCTGTATTTTTGCTTAATGTTATTTTATAATTCATGATATTCCTTCAGCGCATCTGCTTTGGGTAATTTTTAATATTTCATCTCTAAGATTGTTAAATTTAGTTAGATCTTTTACATTATAATGTTTATCAAGCAATGGCATAATTTCTCTAATATAAAAATCATAGTGCCACCCTGCAACGGGTATTAATCCATTGGCTTTAGTAGTATTGTATTCAAACCATTTTGACTTAACATAATTAGTTTCCATTGATTCTATAGTAACAAACATGTCCCATTCTATTGCTGAATAAAGATATTGTAATTCGTTAGATTCTTTTATATAATTAAAGTCAAAGTCGTATCCTAAAAACATATAGCACGGAATATTACGAAGTTTGGTTAAGTGTTGAACGTTTAATATGCTTTCTAATGTCTTAATATAGTAATAAGTTTTAGATTCTATTGTTTCTTTATATAACTTTTTAAATAAATTATCGTCGCTGACGCTACTAGGCCACCAGCCGGGTGCAGACACTATTTTTCCTTGATAATTAATTAAAAAATTTCTGGTAGGGAAACTCTTAATCTGTTGTTCTTTGTCGCTATCTTCTATATATACATCTAACTTGTTATAAGATGTCCATATTATAATTAAACAATCAACATCATTTTCGTATATAGTACGCATTACACTTCTTGCTATATGTTCATTTCCGCTTGCTGGGCCCCCAACATTGAGATGGTTGCACTGATGCGTTAAAACAGCATACTTGGGCCAGGTAGGCCATTTATCAAACCCCATTTGACTAATCCCGCAACCTGCTGTAACTAATTTACCCATTTTATCTCACGCTTTTCTAATACCGCATTAGTGGCATAATGATCTATTTTAGCAGTATCTTTGTTTTTGCTACACATAGAGCATATAGCGTTTGGTTTATCAAAATTGTCAACTAACTCTGCTAAGTTATCATCAATCGAATATCCTGTATACTTTAGATATTCTTGCCAATCATCATCGTCTAATAGATTATGTAAGCCAAGGGTATCTCTTAGATTGGCTATTGGGCCACACTTATATATTTTATTTTTATAAAGTATTGGATTTTGAGGACTACCACAATTGCTATAGCTAAGAGAAATGTCATCACTCAACCATGGCTTCATTGTTTTGCCGTAGCCATTATAGGGTTTTATGAAGTCTCCAAATACAGCTAATTGAACTGTTACGGATTGATTCTTAAATGCAAGTATAACTTCTTTCCTATTTGTTGTTACTGGTTTCCATCCCGAGTAACTTGAGAGTTGATCGAGTAGATTAGTTTTAATGTTGTTGTAGTGCTGTCCTTCTCGCCAATGCAAACTTATTTGATATACTGCATTACCTGCATTAAATAGCTTTGGTAAAATATCTACATGTGTTAAATAACTGCCGTTTGAAATGATTTTAATTGTTGTAGTAGGAAAAAATTTTCTAACTGCTCCAATCCAAAGACTCAAATCTTTATTAAGCAAAGGCTCGCCGCCAAATAAACAAATTGTGCCCACTTCTAACTTTTCGCTCCAATCCGTTAGCCATTTCGTTCCTTTAGATATATCTACAGATCCTTTTCTTTTATAGTCAGTCATAGTTATACAACCAATACAGCTTAAATTACAAGCATATTGGATCATTATATCAAGATAGGGTAAATAATGTTTATTCAATATAAATTACTTATTGATTAAACTTTAACGTTTTACATTTTTGAAGATATCAAATTCTGTTATAACGCGAAATTTCATACCGTTAGCACGTGCCCAAGCATCGGCGGCGGCCCATTTGGCCATATTAATTGCCACACTTAATTTATCTCTATAACTTTTAGCCGATTCCATAGTGGCCTGAGTCGAAGGTTTGATTTCAATTATTTCAGTATGCTGTCGTTGTCTAGCATCTAGATAAACTATAATAAAGTCTGGCACATATATAGTATTCTTTCCGCTTACAGGATTAAAATAAGGAATATTTATAGCTTCACTGGCCCAATTAACCACTGCCGGATTGTTGTCGCAAAATGAGCAAAATGTAAATTCCCAACTTGATCTATATGTAGGCGCACGTTTGCCTATATATTTTTCTAGGTTTTTAATTCTATATTTGCCATTAGCATATTTGGCCATTATGGCAACACTGCTCGTTGAATGTACAAGTTAGGTTGTGGACTATTACTTAATCCCAATAAACTCGACCCTACTCGATTCAAATTAAGAACCATAGTTAGATAGGCATTAAGCTCTTGTGGATTCATTTTACGAAAATCATTGATCAGCGTCATCGGATCTAGCCCTTGGTCAAGTGCAACATATAGTACACTGCCCGCCAACGTTGCTCCCGATTCTGCATTGCCTGTAATCGATTGAAAATATCCTATAATAGCTTCGTTAACATTGGATGAAGTCCCGTTATTTTTGTCTTTAAAGAAATTTTCAAAAAAGTTTGTAGTAGTATCATCTGTAGTACGTGGAGGTAAATTACCGTAGATCATATAGTTCCTTTGTTAAAACAATCCGCCTTAGACTCCAGTAGCTATGCCTTGATTGCTGCTTGGTGTCTGATTATTTTGAGAATTCATATTAGGTACTCCTCCAGTTCTAGCACTAGATCCAAAAAGTCCAGGTACACTGCCCACTGCTTTTGCTAATCCGTCTTTGGCGGCATTTATTGTAGGTATAAAAACAGTATTTTGAGTATTTTGTCCTTGCAGAATATTTGTTCCCAATGTTCTTAGTTCGCCGCTGGCCATTGCTCTTAAGTCTGCATTCTTAAGATTTCTTCCTGTTCTCAATGCACCCAATGCCGCTGCACCAAAGTTGCCCGATTGTAGATTAGTCAGTACATCCCCGCCACTTTCAACTAACCCGCCCGGGCCCAAGAAACTGCGAGTTCCTCCGCCTAAGCTGGTCAGTGGACTAGCAGTTTTGTCATAGTGCAGGTCACCAAATCCTAAAATAGTTTCACCGGAAACTCGACCGCCATCATATATCACAGTTTCATAGGCTAAAGTCATAGTATGTTCTAGGGGGACATACTCGCCTTGTACATGTTGCCCGTGTTGAAAACTAGTAATTGTAGGTCTAATAATCTTATAGCTCGAAAAACTTTTTTGATGCATACTATAAATTGTAATACTGTTTATATATGGTTCTGTGGTAGATCTTACAGGACTATAACCCCAGGCCTGATCCGTTCTGGCATCATACTTATAGGGTTGATTAAACATTGCTTCTTCATGATCTACATCTCTATAATAAAATTTAAAATAGTTAGTCCAAAAATTACGTACTACATCGCTGCTGTCGTCATGAAACACTATAGTAATAGGATCGTAGTTTACTCTTTCTTGAACTATATTTTTTCTGTTGTAACTGTTTAAAACTTTATTTTGTATAGTAAATTTAGGCAATGTTGCAGATTTAGCTAACAATCCAATTTCATATTTGCTATTGGGATTTTGATTGTCGGCGGTTGCTGTGGCATTTAAATCTATATATACGTGAAATAGATTTTGAAGTTTAGGACTTAGTCTGTAATTTCCATCAACAAACGTGCGTGAGCCGTGTCGATAGTCTCGAACTGTATCTCCTGTAGCAAGTTGTTGTAAAAATTGATTGCCAAAACTAGACATATTTATATTTTATTCCGTTTTATATATTTAGCCAATAAAAAAGCCCGAATTAAATCCGGGCTTGTTAGTAATTTTCCTCTGGATTATCCAGTAATTGTAGCACCTATAGTACGTGCTACTATACTACCAATACCAGTTCCGATTGGACTTTGTGTAGCATTGTCGTAACGTATAGTTAATCCAATTGTCATAGGATCATTAGTAGCATAGTTAGCATCACCATAATCAGCTGATGATAGGTAACAACCTACAATTTCCCACGTTTCCAATACATTAGGAGTACTTGCACCGTTACCACCATCAAGTGTTTCGAAGATTGTGGTAAACTTGTAGTCAATACCACTGGCTGCACTTGCTTGTTCCATAAAGTCGAATTGTTTTTGCATTTGCTCACCGACTAATCTTGCAACTTCGCCACTGGCATCATCGCGTAGAGTACACGTAACTGGTTCCCAAGTATGTTTGCCCGCTAGGTACACTTTACTATTGTACACTGGGATAGTAATTTCTTCAAAACTTACGTTTGGGCGTTTAAATTCCACCACTTGTTTTGTTAGTTCAGTAGTTGGTTGACTAACACCAAAGTTTAGAAAAGATACGCGGAAGCGATACTTTAATTTTGGCATTAACAGACCCTGAGCGGATGCGCTCTGGTCTGTGGCTAACGGTACTGTAAATTTGCTTAATGACGATGTTGCCATTTTGTTATTCCTTTTATATATTTACCTATTCTTCACTACGCTACTGGGAGAGTTACCTCTCCCATAATATGCGTATATAATTGATTATATTGTTGTTAAGCTAGCTCCGGTGTTACGTAAGCGCACCGGAATATAAATAAACTCAATCGCTTTAACTGGTTTAATAGCAATATCAACATATAATTCATTACGATCAATACGATCCGGTGTGTTGTTTGATGTATCACAAACTACCAAGTAGTCAAAGATACCACGTTTAGCAACAACATCATTAAGTACAGATTCAAATGCTTTTTGTACTTGGCTACGTGTAATTGTATCATTAGGTTCAAAGATGAACGGTGCTGCAACTTTAGCAAGAACAGTACGTAGGTAGCAGGTTAATCGTGCTACATTAATACGATCCATTGCTGATGTCTGTGCTGCACGGGTTTTTTGACCGTATGCTACTAATCCTACACCAGGTAGTACAGTAATTGGGTTAACATTATTAGTGTACAGAATATCACGTAACCCGTTTGTTACACCGATACTACGGAACAAATTACCCTGTGTTATATCAATAAACCCAATTGCTGTTACGTTGTCAATTAATCCACGGCGAACACCTGCTGGTGCAAACCACGGAAAGCTAATGTTATCACTACGAATAAATGTGCGCAACATCATATGACTCGGCGGAACAGCTACAGTGTTTCCGTCTAGATTAGTTGCTAATCCGCTTGGATAGTATATACCTAAGTATTCACTTCTGCTTACTAGACCGTCTAATCCGTTTTCCGTTGCTAAGTTATTATTTCTAGCCCAATTGTCAAGTGTTGTACTACTTGAATCTAGTGACATCGGACTATCACCAATGATAAACGCTGTTTGTAGGCGCTCATTATTTAAGGTAATCATATCACTGATTAGCTCTGGGTAACCTGGGCAACAAATTAGGTTAAATTGTTGCTGTTCTTCACGTAATTCAACACTTGAAATAATTGCTGACTTTAGGGACTCAACTATAGTGTTGCGCTGTGCCCAATGTCCAAAATATGCAACACCGTCACTGTCAATACCGCTAGAACTTACCCATGCACCGAGTTCTGTTGGTGGATTTTCGGCTTCAGCAAAATATTGGCTTTCAAAACGTTTAACATTGAACCCGCTTCGACGTGTATTAAACAATAGTGAGCCTCTTGGGAATAAACGATAGTCCGGAGCATCATCATCTAAGTAGTTGCTGGTCAACAAACTTACAATTGTAGGTACGTCATCAGTTATTGGATTCGTTGTTCCGTTAGGTGCCCAACGTGCATCAGCAAATGAAATGCCGTCAATACTGACTGAATCGGTATTGTCAAGTAGTTCCCACACTGTGCCATTATATCGACTAATTACCGGGTAATTTTCTAAATCAGCAGTATTAATCCATAAATCGCCTGCTACTACTGTTGTGCCATCGCTTTGATCTCTTGGTTGAGTTGGTGATAAAATTGGACCAGCTGGATCTGTTGTTGTTAGATCAAATCCGCGAGCATCATTGGATACGTTCTGATAGCCTTTCCAACTGCTGCCATCATTAATCATAATGTCAACTTCTAATGCAGTATTATAGTACCACAATGCGCCGTCGGCTGGATTACTGAATGGCTCAGTGGTACTAAATGTATATGTTAATGCAGTGAACGGACTTGCTAACCACGCTACTCCTGCAGTAATTGTCTGTACACGACTTGATGTTGTCCAGCCAGCTGTGGTTAAAGGGGTACCTGTAACTGCTTCAAATCTAATTGTTCCGCCTGCTAAGTGACTAATACTTACTGCATTTGTTGCTTCGACTGATGCAACAATGTTTGGTAAATTAGCAGACAAAATGTCACCTACAAATGAAGTTGCTGTAGTACCCGATAATGTAATTGTTGCAGTCACCGTTGCATCTGTACCAGGAACACTTGCTTCTAATCGGAAAACATTGCCACTAGTAAATACTAGCGGTATTGCCGGGGTAGGTCCTGTGACTTTTACAATACCTGTAACATCTTTAATAAATGTTTTAAATGTTCCTGTGTTATTACCTAAGGTATCATATTTTATATACACTGAACCTAAGGCAATTCCTGCACCGCCACCTACTGGATCTAATTCTAATATTGCTGCATTGTCTGAGTCAAACAAAGGTGCTGATTGTAGTACAAACTGACCTATAACTGCCTCATAACGTTTAATTGCCCAGTTAGCACCCTGACCTGCTGCAGATGTTTTGAACCAAACTGATCCAAAAGGACGAGGTGTTACATCCGTTGTTCTCCAAGCCGGAGTGTTTCTGAATGTATCAAATGCTACTACTGGTGAGTTATATGTGTAAACATTTCCTGCTACTGTGGCAATGTCTGCTTGTAGTAATCCTAAAAGTCCAGCAGCATCAGTAGCACCTACTGTTGTGCCTGATTGTATTGATATTTTACCATCTGGTAGTAATACATTACCTGTACTTGCTGACGTGCTGGTTGCAAAAATTTCAACAAATCCTTCTGCATTTGCACGAGCTGAAACTCCCACAATAGCGGCGCCAGTAATGTCATCTGCAACATCTGCTACAGTAGTACCAGTAATGTCTACGTTTGATCCGTTAATAACAAATTTTTGTCCTATTGCTAGATTAGATGGGTTTGCAACAGTACCTGTTACAATAGGAGTAGCCGTTAACCAACTGTCGCTTCCTACTAACACCCAAACATTATTCCAACCTTTATAATAAATAGGATTGCTAGTGCTAGTAGCTACTACTGCGTAGGTACCAATAACACCATATGAGCTTAATGGTACCCCTGCGTTTAAAAATGCAGGATTTGTGATAACATCCGGAATCTGTTGTATAAATCCTGTTGAACTCCATTCAAAAATTCCCCAGGCTGTAGTTGCAAGATCGAACCAATAAGTTCCATCAGATGCTTGACCAGTAGGACGAATGCTTGTGCCATCGAGTTCATTTAAATCAATACCTGCACGCTGTACGTATATTTGATTCGAAACTCCTAATGCAGAGTATGCAGCCAATAGCCCGTATTCGTTTATTTCACTACCGTTAACTGGGTTACCTGCAGCATCAAGTTCAAATCTTGGTGCTCCGAACAAACTAACCAATTCTCGTTGACTGGTTACTGTAGTAATTCTGTTTGCAGCTGAAGACAATGTGCCGAGAGCTGCTGTACCTTGAGGGGTAGCTTTATCTTGTGCTGTTGCAAGTAACACGTATGCAATTGTGCCTGCAGCGGTTGGGGTAAATTGACTTTCGTCTATTACCGTTACTTCTACACCTGGGGAAATTAGTGCCATAGTTTTGTATTCCTTTGTTATTAATGCTTTATTTTATTTATCGAGATACTAAAATTTTGGTTGGTTATTATGCCTTTGCAAAGGTTCATAATGCTAGTTGTCATAAATACATGATGTTATATCGTCCTTTATGCAAATCATGTGGTAAAATGCCTGCAGCTATCAATTACCAGCGAGGTGAAATCACGCATTTTAGAACACGTTGTAACGGATGTATTCGCAAAGAAAGGAAGTTAAAACCACAGTTGCCTAGTTGGGCTGTAGGAGGATACAAAAAGAAACCACACTGTGAAAAGTGTGGCTTTAAGGCAAAATATAAAGAACAGTTATTTGTCTATTATATCGACGGCAATCTAAATAACAGTGCTGTGCATAATCTAAAAACTATCTGTGCTAACTGTCAATTTGAAGTAGCTCGAGAAGGGTTAGGCTGGCGTCAAGGTGATTTGGTTCCTGACTTTTAGTATATCTTCAACTCTGGTATATAAGTCGTCTAATGTAGTATCGTTTTCAACAACATAGTCAAACTTACTGCCTACCCAACTATATTCGCTAGCATGAACTTTGGCTTTTTCAAGCTCGGTTTTACCTAATGCCCAACCAATACGTTTTATTCCTTTATTGTAGTTTTTAGCATGATTGTACCATGCTGGTTCTGGACCACGTTTAACTCTAAGTACAATAGCACCGACGTTTTTAAGTGCTCGTATTTCGTTAGGAAATCGGCAATCAGTGATAACAATATCGTCTTTACTAGATAGTAGTCTGTGCTCTAAACTAGCTACCCACATGTCGTCATGAAATCCTTTACGAACTACTTCAGTGCCCCAATACTGTAATACCCATCTTGGAGTGATATCCTGCTTTAGTCTTGCACTCCACCATTCGTCTTTTTGTTCGCGCCATTCTCTAGATTGTTTAGTACGACCTTCTAACATCTCACGATCCCAGCCAAACACTACGCTAACAGCATCTTTAAGACTGTTGGCAAAACTTTCTCGTTTGTAACCATGAAAATTAACTAGATAGTCAGCAATAGTGTCCTTGCCTGACCCCATAAAGCCACAGATAGCGATGATTGAACTCATTAAAAATCCCCTGATAGTATGTATATTTTATTACAAATATACCGCAAGGTCTAGAGTTTTGGTTAGCCTGTGATCCAAGTCAACGGCATTCCACCATCAACATAGTTTTTAATATCGTCATCTAATTTGTCTAGCATTGCTTGGCCTTCTGTTTTGAGTTGAGTACCATTTAAGCTAGTGCCGCCGCCTGGTCCGGCAATAGTGGAAAATTTTTCACGTGCATTACCCACTGCTATCATAACAAATGCCAAGGTGTAATCTTGAATCCACGGTAGTGCAGTATGATCTGCTAGCAGCATTTGGTCTGGTTTATAGTTGTCGATGTGCAGCAAAACGCTTTCGCTGATGTTCTCGTTGTAATTTTGTCCGAAGTTAGGTATTTTGCGAGTTAAGATAAGTTTTTTAGTTACTTTATTCCAGGAAAATTGTATGTATCCGCCAAACATTTTCATAGCTAATTCTTGATAGCCTGCAAATAGTTCAAAATTTACCAAGCCACCAACTCTTCCTGCTTGTAGCATATAGGTGTTTAGGTATCCTGATGCAAATGGCTCAAATTGACTAGCTGTTGTTCCTGTGACACTACCTATACCACGACGGTACATAGCACGCACATTCATAATTTCTTGCGGAAGTATGTATTCTTGAGTTTCAGGATGTATGTCTAAGAACGCATAGCTTTCCTCAACACTGTTTGAGCTTTTTTGTCTATAGCGAATAAGAGCTTGCCTAATGCCCATATAGTAGTGGTCCCTATCTGCTTCGATATCTACCATACCGTCACCTAGTCTAAATCGCACATAGTCAATAATATCATTTTTTTGTGCTTCTGTTGCTGTAAGTGGAGTAGGATCAAAAGCAATATGCCCTGCTCCGGTTCCTGTAGCGGGATTAAATAAACTGTCTGTTGTAAGGCTTAAATTAGCTGTTAGATTACCGGTTGGTGTGGCCATTGTATTATCCTGTTATACTATATTTATTATGTTTATAGTATAACAGGATATATTGGCTATTGGACTTTTAGTAGGATAGTATCTGGATTGATACGTCCGTTGAGTTTAATGTCAGTTGCTTTGATATCATCTAAAAACTTACGCAATTGAATCTTGCTTGCAGCCATAAATTCTTTCAACTGCACCTCTGGCTTGCGCAGAGTTTTTTGTACGCTTGTAGACTCGTTAAAACCTGTTATAGCAGTACCTTTAACACCCAGTGCTCCACCCATCCCCTCAGCAACGTATTTGCCTAGTTTACGTGTCTTAGTATTATATACCCAAAGCTCTTGTGCCCCAACGATATCTACAGGACTAACACTTACTAGTTTAGTTATAGGGTCATTTTTCATATACTTAAGTTTAGCCACAAGTTTCTCTTTCTGTGGTGGCTTACGCACTGCTGCTCGCTTAGTTGCTTTTTTAACCTGAGCGTACTGTGCAATACCTTCAAACAACTTAGTATAGAACGTATCATAACGTTTCCAATCTGCGGCTTTCATATAGGCATAAGCATCCTTAAGATCTTCATCTTTGGTTGTTTTAGCTTCTGTAATTTCAGCATAACGACGTTCAAATACTGCCTGTATCTTACCTAACATTGCCTGTGGTACTGCTTTGCTTGACAGATACTCATATGCTCGAGGATCCACTGCAGCACCCTCGTATAGACTATCTTCAAGTTCTTCAAAGTATAGAGTATGCTTGCTGGCAATCTCATTCATACGATCTTGAATGGTAGGCACCCTAACCGCCGGCTTAGTTTTGTCAGCAACCACTTCGATTACTTTTTCATCTGCGTCATCTAATACCAATGCTTTATTAACCGCGCTAATAATATACTTAATTTCACGCTCACGTAATGGCATGCCGCAGGTGTGTGCTTTGATCAATGCCGGTGCAGTCAATGGAGTATATCCATCTGTACTTTTTGCAAAACGTGTAATAGTTGCGGCATCTAATTTATGAGCAACACCTGCTGTTTGTTTTAGCCAGTCAACAAGATATTTTTTAAGTTCTTTACTTGAATAGAAATAGTTGTAATAACGCAAACTTTCTCGCATGTAGTGATCAAATTCATCATCTTCCATTACAAGCGCACGTTCAGTATCCCAAACTGGCTCTGTGCCCATTGATTTTTCATCTGCAAAAATAGGATCACGTGTAGCAGCCTTGGTTTTCTTTTTCATGCCGTCAATTTTAATTGCCATTTGCCATTTCCTTTTCTAGCTCTCGTTTAATCATTTTGTATGCTGTACGATCGTATGTATCTAGATCATCCCACTCACTATCCATTTGTGCGAGGGCAGTCCATAAATTTCTATCATAAAACTGTACTGCAACGTGTGCTTCTTCTATAGTCATTATTAACATTATATAGCCTTTTTGGTATTTTGTCAACCTGCTAATAATACAGCAAACGTTATCATACGTTCGTAGTCTGCTATATGTTCATTTATCTTAGCCACCTGTTCTGCATGTAGTCTAGTCTGCTTTTGGTGTCTACGACAATTGATTTCTTCTTTACTTAGTTCTTTAACCATCAAGCCAATATTATGACTGATATTCCACATTTCATGTGTGTATTTTTTCATATTGTGCAATGGTGCTTCCATAGCTGTCTGCACATCAGGCCAATCTAGACTTGTTTGTATTTGGTTACTCATAGTTTCATAAGTATACTATCATTTGACATAGAAGTCAATCAGCTAAATAGTAACATAAGATAGGATATAGTAATGCCAAGATTGTCACTGTATCGTCCTAACAAGGGCAACGATTACAAATTTTTTGATCGCAGAATGAGCGAAATGCTCACTGTGGGCGGCACTGATGTAAACATACACAAGTACCTGGGACCAGCAGAAACTGGGTTCGTTAGTAACACAGAGCCTGGTATTACTGGTATCACTAGTATTCAAGATTTGTTGTTTTTAGAAAATCGTGATCGCAAATACGATCCGGATATCTATGTACTACGCAGTCTTTATCGATTAAACGATAACGATTTCGACCTAAGTCAATTTGGTCTATTTCTAACTGGTGATACTATGTTTATGGTGTTTCACCTAAACGATATGATAGAAACATTTGGTCGTAAGATTATGGTAGGTGATGTTATGGAGTTGCCTCATCTCAAAGACTTTTATCCGTTAGATGACAGTCTTCCTGCAGCACTTAAAAGGTATTATGTTGTCACCGATGCTACTCGAGCCGCAGAAGGATTCGCTCCAACTTGGTATCCACATTTATGGCGAGTTAAAGTTCAACCATTGGTCGACAGCCAAGAATACAAAGATATCTTAAATTTTATCAAAGTCGATACAGACAACGACGGAGTTGAAGACACTGCCATTGGTGACTTGTTTAGCACCTATGATAAGTTTCTTGCTATAAATGATGCTATTGTTGCACGTGCCGAAGAAGAAGTGCCAGCAAGTGGTTACGACACCAGCGGTATATATCATGCTCCGGTGTTTGATGATTCTGGTTATCCCGGAAACCCTGTCACAACATCGAGTTCAGGTAAAGTACAAGGATATTTAACAGGTGACGGTTTAGTTCCAAACGGCGGAGCTGTAGCGGCTGGGATTGCATTTCCTAGTACTTCTACTATAGGTGATTACTATTTACGAATCGACTATGTGCCCAATCGATTATTTCGATATGATGGCCGACGCTGGGTTAAAATTGAAGACTCAGTTCGAACGAACCTTACTCCCGGAGTAAACAATAAAACTCAACTTAGTTCTTTTATTAATAATAATGATAAAAACTTTAAAGATGCTATTGCTTGGGACGCTATTCGTGTTGCTAATCCTTATACGCCATTAGCCAATGCACATACTCAATCATTTACCTTAAGCAACAATCGAGTAATTACTAAAACATTATTTAACAGTCTATACGGTATTAAAACTAAACTTAATAATATGCTGATTAATAATACTGTTAGTAATAGTAGCGGAAATTTATCATTCACAGTGTCAAACACATTAAATGTAAATGACGTATTAGAATATACTGTATATGCAAATGTCACACATCAACGTCAAAGTCTGAGCGATGCGCTAAGACCCTCATCGGATAATTAATTTATGGCTGCACTTCAACAATATTTTTATGATGCACAAATTGAAAGATTTCTAGTTCAATTTATTCGTATGATCAGCGGCTTTCAAGTCGAATTTGGTAAAGACCAACAGGGCAATACTACATTACAACGTGTTCCTGTATTCTACGGCGACGGTAGTCGTCAAGTAGCACAAATTATTGCTAACAATAGTGAAAACTCTTTACCTACTGTGCCCGCAATGACGGTATACATCAACGGATTAGCCTACGATCGAGATCGCATACAAGAGCCTAGTTTTATAAGTAAATTAAATATTCGTCAACGAACATATAACGATGTTACTCAAGAATATGAACAAACACAAGGAAATGCCTTTACAGTTGAACGATTAATGCCCGTTCCTTATATGTTAGATTTAAAGGTTGATATTTGGACTAGTAATACTAAACAAAAATTACAGCTATTAGAACAACTTCAGGTACTGTTTAATCCAAGTTTAGAAATACAAAGTACCGACAATTACATAGACTGGACTAGTCTAAGCGTGATATATTTAGACTCAACTACCTGGACTAGCCGTAGTGTTCCTATAGGAACAGACAATCCAATTGATGTTGCTACACTAGCATTTAAATTACCAATTTGGATTAGTCCTCCGGCTAAAGTTAAAAAACTTGGAGTTATCCAAAAAATTATTGCTAGTATTCACGATGCCGACGGGGACTTAAGTTCGGCTGTGTACAATGACACTAATCTATTAGGGGAGAGACAATATTTTACTCCTATGAATTATGGTGTATTGTTAGTCGGAAATACTTTAACATTGTTAAAAGTACAAGAAATTGCAGATCCTAGAGACCCTACATTAGAAACACAAACTAAAATTGGTACCAGTGATGATTGGCCAAATTTAATTAACGTATATGGTGTTTTAGAAAATGGTACGAGTCAGGTGCGTTTATTAAGCGAAGACGAGCTCACTGAAGTTGTTGGCACAGTAAGCTACCACCCTACAGACAATTCTCTTTTAATTTTTAACGCCGACATTGACACTTATCCAACTAACACACTGGACAATATTAATGCTATCATTGATCCTAGAAAAGATTCTGTCATTGCTCTAGTTCAAGCTGCAGTAACCGGTACTAGATTTCTAATATTAAACGACATAGGAATATCAGGAACTACTTCAGGAGATGGTGCTCCATTATGGAGAGGAACAAACGGTGTTGAATTAGTTGCACACGCCAATGACATTATTCAATACAATGGTGTTCAATGGACTGTTTCATTTGACAGTCAACTATCGTCGAGTATACAATATGTAAGCAACCTTAACACAGGTACTCAATATAAGTGGAACGGAGATCAATGGGTGAAAAGTTGGGAAGGCGAATATAAGAATGGATCCTGGTCATTGATCCTTTAATTCTATCTATGCATATAGCACAAAAACATACGGCTAATCCTAGTCCTATAAAAGGAGTAGGTACGTTTATCTATTGTACCTCTACTAAACGTTATCTATTTTTACTTCGAAACACAAAAAAGTATGCAGGTACATGGGGTCTTGCCGGCGGAGGAATTGAGTCAGGTGAGCAATTACTAGAATCTCTGCATCGAGAACTAAGTGAAGAAATAGGATACGATTTTAGTTACAGCAAAGTAATACCAATTGAAAAATTTACCAGCGACAACGACAAATTTATCTATCATACATTTATAATACCGGTAGATGAAGAATTTGTGCCGTATATAAATTACGAACATCGCGGATATTGTTGGGTCAGTTTAGAAGATCATCCTAAACCATTACATCCAGGAGTTTGGCGAACTATCAATTTTGAAGCTGTTATTGCTAAGATCAAGACCTTAGAAGCTGTACTATAAGTCTGCTTCTAAAACCATGTCACGATAGCTAATTCTACGCAGATTTGAGCAGTATTTCCATAATTTTGGTATAGTTTGACGTCCGGTTTCGCTGACATGTACAAAGTCTACATCATTGTATGTATTAAACACAGTTAGTTGATTATTTGTCCATTTTTCATCTGACAGGTTAAACTTAATGGCATCATATCCGTTCGTACCAGCGTAGATGTTATTATTGTATTCGGGTGTGTCTTGTCCATCGAAGCCTAACATATAAATTCTTTTGTGTCCATCAAATGCTGCCAAGTATAACGCAGTGGTACCGGCATCAGCATAAACATCATGTGGTATCAAATAGAATTTTTTAGGAAATTCTAAGGTAATGTCAACTCTTGTATAGATAATATTATTTTGTGTAAAATTAGTATCAACTATTTCTTTAGCTACGCGACGATCTGTTACTACTAAGAAATCAGGTGTATAGTCTCGATAAAATGCGTTACAGGCATAAGTCTGTAGAGTATCTGCACCTAATAGTCCGCTTTTATGATTGATAATTAATTTTGGATCAAACTTGTCACGCCCGTGACCATTACCAAATACTGCGGCTCGATTTGATACTTGATTGTTAGCTACATTACTAGGTACATGCTCTGTAGCTGTGGTCCAACTACCATTTTCTAAGAAACGACTGGCAATAATTTGTTCGCCAGTGTATCCTTGTCTGTATAATTTATTAAGTTTTAACATTTATCTTTTCTTTATACAATATATGTAGTGTGAACTTTTACGTTGCTGTTTGTTGCTGTGGTACTAGTGTAAAATAAGTTTACATTACCACTATCTATGCTAGCTGTAAATGTACCTAATTCAACATTGCTACTTAACACACTATATGTAGTAATGAATGCATTAGCTGTATCTTGTATTAACAATACTTCGGCGGATTGTATATCACTGCCATCTTTAATCTGTACAAGATATTTTGCACTAGAATACGTTGACGTTGTAAAAGTGTCAATTAAGGTAGGAGTAGCATTAGCACTAACATTAGTTGGTGTTTGATCGTGTACAGTTGCATGACTGTAAACATCGCGCCATCTTTGTGTAGAGCTACCTAAATCAAATGTGTTATTAGCACTAGGTACTAAATTACTGTTAATCTCAGCTGTAATAGCTACATTGTCAGCAGTACTGTCACCAATGTTAATCTGCCCAGCTGTGTCACCTCTGACAGTTAGATTACCGTAAATTTCCATGTTACCAGTAACAGTAACTAACCCTGTATCATCGATTAGTAATCTCTCAACCGATCCTACTGTGCCTGTACTAATATAAGCATAATCTAAGTTAGCTTTAAATATATTTTGATTAAATCCAAGTTCGTCAACTGACGCAGTTGTAGTTAATCTACGAACATCAATAATGTCACCTATTTCTGGTGCTTCTGTAAATGTTAGTACGGCTTCTGTTATACTGTATGAAGTTATCGGTATTTGCACAATACCGTTAATACTTACAATGGCCGATGCAGTTGTTGCAGATCCACTCATATTAAATACTGTAGCAACGCCATTACCACTAAATGATTCGCTGTTAATTATTGTAAACGAACCTTGTGAACTTTGCCAAGCATCACCATCATAATATTCTAGAATACTTAATGAACTGTTAACACGCAACATACCCGCAACATCGACGTTTCCGGTTGCTCCTGGACGTTGACCAGTGGTACCTACTGGCAATATCATTGCCCCTGTGCCGTTTATTCGTAGTGTAGCACCACTAACAGGAGTAGTATTGCTACCGCCAATGGTTACTGTATCTGTTATTGAATCTGCATAGATTAATGTAGTTGCAAATTGACCTCTAACTTGGAATGATTCAGCTGTTTGATTACGATTAATTACTGCACCGCCGGCAACATTTAAGTTGGCACCTAAGCCAACACCGCCGCGTACTGTTAATGCACCAGTAGTTGAACTCGTAGATATTGTATTACTTAAAATAGTAACGTTACTATTATTATTACTAAATCTTACTAATTCATCTTCGGCGTTGCGGCCGCCAACAAAAATAATTACGTCACTGGTGTCTGACCCTACAAGTAGGTTACCTTCCATGTTATATACATAACCATCGTTTGGTTTAAATATAGTTCGCTGAGCATTAGTGTATGTAGAACTAGCAATACCAACTCGAATATTCTGATCATTTTCGTCAGTACTAGCATCGTTATGAATTCGAATTTCAGATAGTGCTAGACTATCTGAGCTAATATTTTGGAGTTCTATTTTATATGCTAAATCAATGTTTCCGAAGAATGCTGCACCAATATTAGCTAGTGTGATTGAATTTAATTCTGCACCAACTACTATTTGAGAATTTGCTGCTACATTTAAATTGCCAGCTACCCCTGCACCACCATCAACAATCAATGCACCCGACGTACTGTTAGTGCTTGGTGTTGTTTTATTAATGTTAACGTTACCTTCAAGGTTAACTGTATTATTGTTAATAGTTACTGTGCCTGTGTCAGCACCAATGTTTAATGTTGTTGCGGCACCTGCAAAGTTAACTGTTGTTGCAGTGGTATTGTATAAGTCCTGTGTTGTTTGCGAGCCTACCACTGTTGGATTGTTAAGGGTTAGTGTACCAGTAGTAGCGCCAAACTCTAAGTCTGTGGCTGCTTTAAAGGCGTCTACCGTTGTAGCATTAGTGTTAAACACTGTGGCTGTAGTGGCTGTAGTTGTTATATCTCCACCGTTAACTGCTATGTCGTCAGTAAATGTAACTGCTCCAGTTACACCCAAAGTACCGCCAATTGTTGCATTACCAATAATATTAGTAGTTGCGTTGCGTATATTGGCAGTACCAGTAACAGCACCAATTGTTAATGTAGTGGCTGCACCTGCAAAATTTAGGGTAGTTGCTGTGGTGTTATATAAGTCTTGTGTTGACTGTGAGCCAACTACAGTCGGAGTGTTAAGAGTTAACGTACCAGTAGTAGCACCAATACCTAATGTAGTTGCAGCACCAAATGCGCTAACTGTAGTAGCATTGGTATTAAACACCGTGGCTGTAGTGGCTGTAGTCGTAATATCACCACCATTAACTGCTAAGTCACCTGTCAATGTTGTATCGCCGGTTACACCTAACGTTCCGCCTACTGTAGCATTGCCAATAACATTAGTAGTTGCATTACGTATGTTTGCTATACCAGTAGTTGCACCAACAATAAGTGTAGTGGCTGCACCTGCAAAATTAAGTGTAGTAGCTGTAGTATTATATAAATCTTGTGTTGTTTGTGAGCCAACCACAGTTGGGTTATTAATAGTTAATGTACCAGTAGTAGCACCTAGATCAATGGTAGTTGCTGCACCTGCAAAGTTTACAGTAGTAGCATTAGCGTCAACTAAATTAAATGTACTAGCAGTTGTAGTTATATCTCCACCATTGACTGCTAAATCCCCTGTTAAGGTAATATTAGCCAGTGTTAAGTCTAAACTGTATGTAACTTCTTTAGTAACACTATTGTATTGCAATGTACCGACGTTGCCTGTGGCATTTCTAATTGGGTTTACATAGAAACTGTCTGTTTGTGCTGCTACACCATTTGTTTCAATTCCAGTAGCACTAATGATAATAGTATTAGCTGCCTGAGATGTTTTGCCTGCATTTGTACCAATGGCTATTGAATTAATGCCTTGATCTGATGCGCCAGAATTTAAACCAATTGCAATTGCTGTATTACCTTGTGTTGTACCGCCAGCAAGACGACCAATAGCCACAGCACCAACACCTTGATCTGTTTGCCCTGCTTGGTAGCCTACTGCTACTGCTCCTATGTTTTGATTACCATTACCTGCAAGTGAGCCAACTGCTACAGCATAGTCTTTTTGCCCGTTGTTCGCAGCAGCTCGTCCGATAGCTACCGTAGCATTAGAGCTAGCAGTGCCTGCAAGTTCACCAAATGTTACACCATTACCTGTAGTGTCTTTAATTACTGCGCCGTTGGGTAACGTAATGGTGCCGCCAACTGTTAAACTACCTAAGATGTTTGTAGTTGCATTGCGGATATTAGCTACGCCAGTAGCACTGCCTAAGATAAGTGTTGTTGCAGCACCAAATGCGTTTACTGTACTGGCACTAGTATTAAAGACCTTGATACTACTTGAATAAGTTTCTAAGTTTGCTAAATTGTCAAACCATATATTAGGAGTTTTTATACCAAATCTGGCGGCGGCGTTATTAACGCCCATATTAATATCTGTTGCTGCACCAAACGCATTAATATTAAGTGTTGTGCTGTTTAATAAATTAAATGTTGTTGCAGTTGAAGTTAGATCACCACCGTTAACTGCTAAGTCACCTGTTAGTGTTGTATCACCGCCTACTGTTGCGTTGCCATCAATATCAACCAAGGCATTACGTATATTTGTAGTGCCTGTAGCTGCACCAATAGTTAAAGTAGCGGCTGCACCTGCAAAGTTTACAGTTGTAGCAGTAGTATTATATAAATCTTGTGTTGTTTGTGAGCCAACTACAGTTGGGTTATTGATAGTTAGTGTACCAGTTGCGGCACCTAAATCAATGGCTGTAGCTGCGCCACCAATATTTAATGTTGTAACTGTAGCATCTAATAAGTTAAATGTTGTTTCATCAGTGATTACATTGCCGCCGCCAATAAATAGATCTTTAGCTATAGCTACACCCCCAGCTATTCGTAATGCTCCCGATGTCTCGTTGGTTGTATTAGTATCATCAGTAACTCTAGTAATCTTATTAAGATCCCAACTGGTGGTTGCATGATTGTACGTTAGTGTTGCATTTGCACCATCTACTGTTAAACCTGCACCATTGGCTGCTGCACTATCTACTGCCCCTTTAGCCACTGTAATATTCAAATCTTCAACATCAAGAGTTGATGTACTTAATGTAGTAACATCTCCTTGTACTGTTAAATTACCTGTAATTATTACATTTTCGCCTATGTTTAAATTACCTGCGATGCCAACTCCGCCATCAACAACTAACGCACCTGATGTACTATTAGTACTAGGTGTTGTTTTGTTAACGTTAACATTACCTTCAAGATCAATAGTATTATTATTAATTGTCGCAGTACCGGTGTCTGCACCAATGTTTAGTGTAGTTGCAGCACCTGCAAAATTAACTGTAGTAGCAGTGGTGTTGTATAAATTTTGTGTTGTTTGTGAACCAACTACAGTTGGGTTATTGATAGTTAGTGTACCAGTAGTTGCACCTAAGTCAATTGATGTAGCTGCACCAAATGCATTTACAGTTGTAGCGTTAGCATCTAATAAATTAAATGTAGAAGCTGTAGTAGTAATGTCACCGCCATTGACTCCTAGGTCACCAGTTAAAGTTAAATCAGCTGCTGAAATTTCACCGCCGGTGCTTAGGTTATTTGCATAGACATTACCTAAAATACCTACTCCACCAACAACTGTTAGTGCACCAGTAGTGGTGTTAGTTGATACTGTACCCGGAGCACGATATACTGCGGTGATATTGCTGGCTGTGTTACCACCAACGATTACACTAACTGTTCTATTAGGAGTGCTTGCACCAATTACTAGATTACCACCATTACCTGCGTCACCTTGTGTATATAAGTAACCGTCATTACCACTTAGTGAATTTGATAAACTGTTTTCTTGTGTACCATCCCAATTTGGAGATGTAATACCCATATTGATATAGTGATTAGTGTCGTCACCGTTGCCTGATGTAGCTACGTAGTCCACACTTGCATCTGTACCCGTATTAACGTTTTCAAAGTTTATCTGCGCATAGTTATTAACATCTGCCGCTACTTGTAATACAGTTTGAGGTAGTGATGTGAATCCTGCAACACCTGCGTACAGTGCACCAAACCCATTTATATCACCAAAGAATTGACCAGTGTTGCCACTAATAGTAAATGTATTGCCTACTACATTAATGTTGCCGCCAACCCATAAGTTGCCTGCTACACTTGCGCCTCCATCTACACGGAATGCGCCTGTGCCTACCGATGTTGCTACAGTAGTATCATTTACCTGTGTTACGCCACTAGATATTAATGTAGTAAATGAACCTGAACTTGCTGTAGCATTACCAATTGGTGTATTGTTAATTGCAGCGGCTGTAGTTAAACCTAAGCTAGTATTACCTTGAACGTTAGCTGTGGTAAATGTTGCTGCCGCAGGAGTTACATTGCCAATAACAGTGTTGTTAATATCCTGTGCAGTTAATGTTAACCCTACATTTAAATTGTTGCGAATAGCTGTGTTGCCAGAAGTAGCGCCAACAGTTAATGTAGTGGCTGCACCTGCAAAATTAACAGTAGTTGCTGTGGTGTTGTATAAGTCTTGTGTTGATTGACTACCAACTACTGTTGGATTATTAAGAGTCAGTGTACCAGTTGTGGCACCTAGATCAATTGCAGTAGCAGCACCGAATGCATTTACTGTTGTAGTATTTGCGTCTAGTAAATTAAATGTACTAGCAGTTGTGGTAATGTCTCCGCCATTAACTGCTAAATCACCAGTTACCGTTGTATTACCTGTCACACCCAGTGTTCCACCCACAGTTGCATTACCATCAACATCAAGTAATGCATTACGTACTGTTAATGTTCCTGAAGTAGCACCAATGGTTAATGTAGTAGCCGCACCTGCAAAGTTAACTGTAGTTGCTGAGGTGTTTAATAGATCAAAATTAGTGCTGGTTGTAGCTAACGATGTTTCGAGTGTTGGACTTGTACTAAACACAAGATTACCTGTGCCAGTTTCATCTGTGACTGCTGATATTAAGTTACTGCTAGATGGCGTAGCTAAGAAGTCGGCTATGCCTGTGGCCAGTCCAGTTAAACTGGTTACAGGTAAGGCTACAGCATTTGTTAAGTTAGCAAAACTTGGTGTACCTATGTTTGGAGTAGTCAATACCGGACTTGCACTAAACACAAGATTACCTGTGCCAGTTTCATCTGTGACTGCTGATATTAAGTTACTGCTAGACGGAGTAACTAAGAAATCAGCTACGCCTGTAGCCAACCCACTAACACCAGTACTAATAGGAAGTTCGGTGGCATTTGTTAAATTAGCAAAACTTGGTGTGCCTATGTTTGGAGTAGTCAATACTGGACTAGTACTAAACACAAGATTACCTGTGCCAGTAGCACCGGTACTTGTTACTCCTTCTAAGGTTACATGACCTGTTACACCTAATGTCCCACCAACGGTGGTATTACCTATTAGGTTAACAGTAGCATTACGTATATTAGCTGTACCAGTAGTACTGCCCACGATTAAAGTAGTTGCATCACCTGCAAAATTTACAGTAGTAGCATTAGAATTAACTAGATTAAATGTACTAGCAGTGGTAGTTAAATCACCACCGTTAACTGCAGCATCACCGCTGAGTGTTATGTTTACTGCACCTATATTTCCAGAAGTACTTAAACTACCAAAGGCTGCGGCGCCTTCAACGTTTAAATTACCCACCCGCACATTAGCATAGCTCGAAGTGGCTACGTTGCCATAAATTTCTCCAGTTTCACTTGTAGCTATCAAGCGGAATTCGTCTTCGCTTTCGTCCCAGATGATCGCTTGGTTAGTGTCACTACCACGATTAAACAGTAGTCCAATGTCGTTGGTGTTAGTGCCCGCAAAGGCATTGTTCATAACAATTAATGGGTCATTAACGTAGGTATTAGTACTAGCTACTGTTAGATATGTACTGGAACCTTGTACTGTCAAGTTACCTGTAATAGTAACATCTGACGTCATTGTTAGGTTAGTATTGAATAAGCTACCTACAATAGACCCTGGAACAATCTTGGTATTAGCAAGGATGGTAGAATCAGTAATCTGATTATTCTTAATTCTGGTTAAGACTGACATTTATGGTTAAACTCCGCAATAGTATTTTACACTGTTTTGAGCCTGCGGTTCCATATTCCCCTAGAGCTAGGTACAGTTGTGTTACAAGTATTTATTTAGATTTTAAGAAAAGGCAGAGGGCGTATTATACAACTATATAATTTGTTGCTAAACGTATAATTGTATTGTCATAGCTTGTAGTGTATTGTACTAAAACACTTCCTGCACTAACAATGGTACTAATATTACCTAGTATATTTCCGGTATTAATTACGCTATAAACATTACTATATGCAGTGGTTCCATTATGAACTACTAATATTTCTGCACTCTGATAATCAGTCTCAGAGGTTGCTTGTAAAATATATTTTGCAGTTCTGTATTTAGAGGTTAAAAAACTGTCAACTGTTACAGTTTCGTTGTTGTTTAATATTGTTATTATATTTCCTGAGTGTATTGTATTACTGCTTAGATGTAAATCTCGCCATTGCTTGTCTGCAGATCCAATATCGTACGTAACGTCTGCTTGAGGTATTAAATTGCCTGCAATATTAACATTACCTGCAGTCAAATCTACTTCTGTACTACCAAGTTGCAGTGCTGTCACAACAATACCAGCAGCAATACTGCGAACCTCAACTACATCTGTATCTTGCGGAACTTCTGTGAATATTAATTGATTACCGTCAACATCATATGATATCACTGGTTGTTGTAGAGTACCGTTTATACTAACTAATAAACCATATGCGCTGGTTGCATTGGTAGATAAGACGAAAACATTACTTACTCCGTCTGGTATAATTGTTTCGCTGGTAACAGTCGAAATACCTGGACTGTTCCACGTATTGCCGTCCCAAGTTTCAATAACTAAAGTATCTGTGTTGAATCGAGTATAACCAGTCATCGGTGAGCTAGGTCTAGTACCTACACCACCAGCAGGAAGACCCAATGCATCGGATCCGGCAATTTGTACTATTCCTTCACCTAATGCATCTAATATAATATTGCCTGCACTCGAAATAGTATTGTCTTCTATGGTTATTTCATCTACTGTTACTGCTTGGTAAAATGTAGTAGAAATTGCTGTTTGTACACTGGTTAAATTTCCATCTAACACTGTTGCTAGATTTGCTGTTCCGTTATCAGTTAACGTAACTGTGCTGTCACCTGCTGCTAAAATATTTGCTGCAAAAATTAAAGCATCTTCTAAATAACTTTTTGTAACTGCATCTGATGATTCTATAGGCGCCGCAATATTACTAATTCTACTATTACCTGCGTCTACTATACCTGAGCTAGGAGATAAAATTAAATTACCTGTAGTAGATATAGTAGTATCAACGACAGTAACGTTTCCTACTTTTGTTAACACCACATTAGCTGCAGATGTAACCCTACCTTTTGAGTCTACTACTATACTTGGTACACTGTTAGTGCTACCATATGCACCTGCATTTACTCCTACAGTATTGAGAGATACTGCTACATTATTAAATGTTCCAGACCCTAATACGTCACCTGTTACAACAATATTAGAATTAGCTGTTAAAACTCTAAATCCATTTTCATACAACTCATCTGCATCAATAACACCACCAACAGTATTTCCAGTAATAGTAATATTTCCAGCAATCTCGATACTTTCTACTGAAATATTACCTAAATTAGTAATATGTGGCTGATTTCCTGTACGAATTGTTCCGTATATGTTGCCGATATTAGCTTGATCAGCTACTACCCAGTCTGCAGTAATATTGCCTGTAGAAATTAAATTGTCTAAAGTAATATTAGCTAGATTAGTTATAAAAGGTTGAGATGATGTTATAATATCACCAGTATAGGTACTTGCAGTTACATTGTTAGCTGATAAATTACCTGTGGTTGCAATTAGTCCTGCAGTCGAAATATTACCAGCTGCAACATTCCCAGAAACTGTTAGATCGATTAGTGTACCTAACTCTGTGATATTTGGTTGATCGGATGTTTGTAGTGTTCCAGTTAGGCTAGTGCTGATTATGCTATTAGCATAGATTAGCTTAAACCATTCACTGTCACTACCTATGTCGTATGAAACATTTGCTGATGAAAAAATATGACCGTTAGTAACTAAGACATTACCAACAACTTCCAATGATTGACTAGGACTAGCCGTGTTAACGCCCAACCGGAAGTTAGCAAAATCCATGTAGGTTAAGGTTTGACCGTTTGTTGAAAATCTTAGATCTATACCTTGTCTATCTAAATCGGATAATAGTGAAAATCCAGGGACACGTGCAATCGACATTTACCTACCTCATTTTTAGTATTTAGCCAGATTTAAGCTACGATTGTACTACCAAGATTATGAATAACACTAATAGAAGCATCGGTGCTCGGTGCCGCTAAGAATTGTATTACAGTGCCGCCAGTAAAGATGTAATTGGTGGTTGGTTGTTGAACTACAGTACCTACAAATACTAAAACTCTATTTTGCTCACCTGCACTGTAGCTAATTGACATAGTGAAGTCTGTTTGAACACTGTTACCAGTAAAGCTGTCTCGAACAAGAGTTGCATCACCCTCTTTTGCTATGCCTTGCCAGCTGCTACCGTCATAAAATTCTAATCTACTGTTACTAGTATTCCATAAGGCCTGACCTACCACTGGGCTATCTGGTGTTATAGTGCTAGATCCCACAGGGACACCTAGAGCATAACTAGCACTTCTGAATACTGTATTTTTAAGCATGCGGCCCATAGATTAAATCCCTACAAAACTTAAGGTACAGGTAATAGCAGTATTTGCACTAGCATTGGCCTGCAGCATATCGCCCGAGCCTAATACTAATTTTTCCATGTCCATTACATAAGTATCGCTTGCGGCTATTTGAATATTTTTGTAAATTTGCACACTGGTATTTGCACTACTAGTTCCAGCAGGCATTAAGTAGAGGTCAAAATTTCTTGCTCCGGTAGATGTGTTACAAAAATACATAGTCGATACTACTGTATTACCGGAACTAACGTATACATTAGATATTGTTGTAGTTAATAAATTATTAGATATTGCCATTTGTTATTCCTATAGTAACAGTGAAAAGCCGAATGCACGAGCTTTTGTAATTAATTCTTGATTTGCGGCGGCGCCGTTTATTACATACACTCCGCTGGTTCCCGCAGCAGGTTCAGCAGCATAAACTACAGTAGCATTGGCTACCAAGGTCGGTGCTACTAGAGTATTATTGAGTTGTAAATTTCCTGCAAAGGTAATGTTTGTAGCTACATTGCTGG